GCTACCAGACAAGGAAACAATTCGGTCTCCATATCAAAAATAGATTGTATATCTTGGTGTAATATTTCTTTTTTAAGTTCTTGCCATAACTCTAAAGTTATCTCGGCATCTTTTTCTGCGTATGCACCTACATAAATAGCAGGTAGTTTATACATTTCTGCCTTGGCGTCAACACCCCAATCTTTTGCAGCTGCATATAAATCACTTTCACTTTTTGTCTTGCCGGTGTATCTTTTAGCACAGCTGTTTAAGTCATAGCGCATTTGATTTTCATCAACTAGGGCCGAAGCAATCATCGTGTCCACAATTTTACCGCTAACACTTAGACCAAGCGCTTGAATCCAACACACGTCATACATGGCGTTGTGAAATATTTTATTTGCAGGTGTGTCTAATACACCTTGAAACCATTTTAAAACTTTTACTTTACTCATGTTACCACCACCCTCATGAGCAATAGGATAGTATCCTGACCAGCCTGTAACAGCCACAGCTATTCCTACAACATCACCTCTACCAACTACAGATCCTGACCCCATCTTCATTAAGTCTGGGTCTTTAGTTTCTAAGTCTATTGCAATTTCATCATACTTAGATAGGTCTGGAAAATTTTCCGGTGGTAGCCATTCGGTTTGTGGTTTGAACAAAGGTATCTGCATGTCATTTTTTCCTTTTCTCGTATATGTGGTTGGTTTCTATTGTTTTATTTAATGTGTCTTTGTTACTAAATGCATATAAAGCTGCATTATGGTCTTGTGGAAACACTTCCCAAGAAACTAATCTTGGATATATTTCTAATTCAAATATATGTTTATCAATTTCTATTGTTTTTTTAATTACAGATTTAGCCGGCATCATAATCTCTCTCCAATATCATTTCTAAATAATGCATTGCTTTTTCTATGTCTTCTGCTTTTCCTTTTGACTGGTGTCTGCAAATATATTTTATAGCATTACCCTCCGCAAATAATAATTTGTTTTCATTTATAAATTCCGCAGGTTGTATTTTCATATCGCGATAGTGTTTCCCGCCTATCTGGTCTTCTAAAGAATTGTAGTGTGATGATTTAAACATGTCTTTATGTGTCATAGTATGTATCCTTTTTCATATTTCTTTGGTTCTATTATGTGTAAGTTTTCTTTTGTTCTTGTTGCACCTACATAAAATAATCTATTCTCGTCATCAGGATTTCTTTCATAACTTCGCATAGTATTTTCTGTAAGATCTGTTAGCAGTACAACGTTAGTTGCTTCTCCACCTTTCGCTGCGTGTATAGTAGATAGTTCAATTCTAGGTTTCTCGTTTAATTTTTCTCCGTTCTTTCTCATTTTACGTAAGTAGTTTACCTTAGCTTGACCTGCAGTGTCAAATGCTTCATACCAAACTGTTTTAACTTGTAGACCATAATCATTTACAAGTTGATCTATTCCATAAAAAGATCCTTTGGCCATACCTTTTATTTTTTTAGCATGCCAATTTTTAGGTCCTATAAACTTAATCATGTTTTCTATTTCTTTGTAAGACACTAATTGTCCCTGTCTTAAATGCTCCCAAGATGTTGCTGCTTGATGTAATTCTTTCTCACTATTTCTTTTGTATCTATTATTGTAATATAATCCTTGTCTATACAAAGACTCCTCTAAATCGTTTAACATGTGTCTAGTTCTACTTAAAACCAACCAATCACCTTGTGACATATCAATGCTTTCTATATCAAAATGTCTATGTAAATTTCCTTGACTAATTCTAGGTTCCCACGTTTTATCTATTCTATTTCTAATTTTATTTATAATACCCATGGCTAAATTGTGTACTTTAGCAGGTATTCTATATGATTGTGTTAATGGTAAGTATTGTCCTTCTAATGCTATAAAAGAATCTACATCTGCACCAGCCCATCTAAATATTGCTTGGTCATCATCACCTGCAATAAAAGCATCTGCTGTTTTATTCCATATAGATTTAGTCATGTCCCATTGCATTAAAGATAAATCTTGAGCTTCATCAATAAATACTACATCAAACTTTGGTGACAAATCAGACTTTACAAAATCTAATATCATGTCATTAAAATCTATTAAGTTGTATTCTTTTTTATATCTTGCTAACTCATTGTGTATGATTCTAAGCTGATCTCTTTCTAAGTCCTGAGTGTGTTCTTGTAAATCAAACTGTTGTTCTGGTGTGATGTTACGTAGTTGTGCTAGTTGTATAATTCTTAAATACTCGCTATCTGATGTAAAGATACCACCCTGGTCTTCTTGATAGTCAGCGTATGTTACAGGAAAACCTAACTTCTTACCTAAATCTTTGTAATGTCTTGGCTGCATAACTTGATCTTTTTTTAATCCTAACTTTCTAAATGCTAGCGAGTGTAATGTTCTAAAGTATGGAAGATCATCTTCTTCTAAATTAAATTGTTTAATTGCGCGATCTCTTGCTTCGTGTGCAGCTTTCTGTGTAAATGCAAAATAACCTATCTTATCAGGATCTGTTTTTTTTAGATAGTCGTCAACTTTATTTAACAAAGTCGTAGTCTTACCTGTACCTGGTGGTCCTAATACTATTGTTCTCATTAGTAGGGTGCCTCTTCTTTTAAAACTTTTTGATTATAGTTGTCCTCTTTTTTATCAAACTGTTTTACGACGAACACAGAAATTCTTTCTTTACCAATACGTTTGTCATCACAGTTACATGTTTCTTTTAACATCTGTGCTGTACGTTGATAATTTATATCCCAACGTTTTCTAATTAAAAATTGATTGTAGAATCTATCAAACACAAAATGGTGTAAACCTTCATTGGTCCACACACCACCTTTTTTAAGATCATTTTTATCTGTAGATACTTGTCTATTCAGACAATACTCTTCTAAATGATTCTGTAATTGATCTTGCGTGGTCACACCTTCTGGTGGATCTATTGGTTCGTGGTTCTTCATCAATGGGTTTATTATCATGTCCCAATCTTTTGGTTTAACTGTTGGTGGTTTAAAATCTAATTGTTCCATACATGCTTCTTGAAACAAACTTTGTTGTTTTAAAAACTTTACATTTTCTAAATGTAGTCGTTCACCATCTACATTAAGATAGTAATATGGTTTTTCTAATTTAATTTTTTGTAAGTCAGTTAGTGCAGGAAATACTATCTCTTCACCAATACCAAACTTTCTTTCTCTACATAATTTTTTATCACAAAGGTTACACATAGGTGTATCATTACATTTGTAGCCCCATTCTTTTTTATCGTGTTGACGTTTAATTATTTCTACTTCAGACTCACTTAGTGGCACCGTAGATGCTGTTGCATTAAACAAAGTCATCTTACTTTTCCATTCTGCTGGCCATTTCTTTTTAGCATACACACCAAAATGAAACATAGAATTGTTACGTCCACCTTCTGGTATTTTATTCATAGCCATAAGTTCTATGCATGGTGGCGCATCAGAGTATTCTGATTGTGGTCTTTCTATTTTTATTTTTGTAATGTCTGTTTGTTTTATCTCACTGTATATAGTGTAAAATTCTTCTAGTGTTGCAGCTTCACCATCTGCTCTAAATGCATAACGTGTAGTATCTTCACCACCAAAGTATGGTAGGTTTAAAAAGTTACCTGTGTCATCTGCTGATTTTAATTGTATTTGTTTTGGAAAGACTTCTGATCCGCCGTATCCTAGTAGTGTTTTTATTTCTGTTAGCTTATCTCTCATTCTTTCTGCAGCTACGGGTAGTTCGGAGAAGAGAAAGACGTGTGCTCCTCCGCTCTTTGACCTACACACAGCCAGAGGCAGTTTAAATTGTTTTATCTTGTCGATTAATTTTTTGTGATCAAACCCTGCGTAAGAGTCTATGTCAACACAACCCCACACACATTGGTTATCTTCATTAATAGGTATGATGCCCAGACTTTGCGTACCATCTAGGTGCATCTTCCACAGTTCCGTGGTCACTGGTTGACGTACTACGAATGATTGTCCCTTTAGTTTGACACCATTTTCTGCTGGTGTGGTTACCTTGGTACAACCATGCGCACGTTCCAATCCTTTAAATATTTTTTCAAACATAATTTTTAAACGGGCACCTCCACTCTCGCTTCAGCGCCCGTCTCCTAGGATTCGGTTAGTATGGTGTTGAGTCTTTAGTATCTTCTGATCCGTGTTTAGCTTCCACATCACCTTTACCTACACTCATTGCAAAAGATTTAGCCATGTCATAGATTCCTTTATCTGTAACTGGTCCCATCTTTTCAACTTCCCATCCAAACCATGTTCCTTTGTCATTAGACATTTGAACGGTTGATAGGTTATAAATGTGGCTATAGGTTGGCGGTGTAAACATACCATTTTTACCTTGTAGTTTAATACCCATCATTAATGAGTTCCATTTTCTACTAACTTTCAATTGAGTAGATTTCATAGAAATCAAAGCTGTTGATGGATTATCACCCAAAGTTAATACAAAATGACTTGCAGTATTATCAAGATAGTTACCGTTTGGTAATCTGTCTTTGTAGTCTTTACCTCTAGTGGTTTGACTAACTATATCACTGTCAGCGTCATGAATTGCAACAGGTGCACCACTACTGGTACCTCTGTCTTGCCATTCAATGTATTGTCTTTTGTAGTGACAAGGTACAACACTAATTTTATCAAACAATTCGTTTGTAACTGTGTTGATTATTTTGCCAGGCTCTGCGCCTTCGACATACTTACCATCTCTTTTGTTTACCTCTGGAGATAGTTGACCCAAAATTTTTAAGAATGGTAACGCAAGATCTTCTTGCGATATATTTTGAGTGCCTTGTTGTGCATCAGCTTCCATATCAAATGTTGCTAGTGCACTATTCTTTTTTTCTGCTACTTGGTTCATGTTTATTTGTTCCTTTTTATTGTTGTCTTATTTCCAACAAACACGTTGAAAATTTCCGTTGGCATTGATTTACCTGCCTCTAAACGCTCACGGACTAGCGCTTTAAGAGTCATGGGTTCAACCTTCAACTTTTGTGTCGGTTGAAACCCACGTTCCTCTGCAAGAGCAGCATAATCAGCTGCCTTGTTATCCTCGTTACGACCGAATGATACGGATATCTCATTTTTGATTATATCACCCAAGCCATTTTCACGAAGCCATGTAAATGCTTTTTCTCTATTTGCAATAGAGATACTTGCACTATAATTCGGTTTAACATCTACCGTTGAACCATCTGATAATTTAAGATGAGCTAAGCCCATCTCTGCCATCATGGTCGGAATTACTTCTCCCGATAAACGATCATGTTCTTTTTTTAAATCTTTAAGATTATTTTCACTTGTTTCTATTCTAGAATTTAAACCCTCTAACATTTGTATTTGATCTGCTAGAGATTGTATACTTGCAGTTTTATCTACAAGGTCTTGTTGGTCTTCTTCAAAGTTAATGTTACTCATCTATCTTTCCTCTTTCATATAAGTCTATTGCAATGGTATAATATTTTCTTTCTTGTTTGTCCCATTTCAATAAATTGTATTTACCGTTAGTTATATCAGAAACTATAGAGCAGGCTACACCTATTATTGCAGGATCACCTGTTAATAATAAATAATCTGTTTTTTTATAGTTCGCTAATTCTTTTCTTAATTTAAAAATAAGAGGACCGGGAGAAAAAATAATTTGTGAAAGTTCAGGAAGTAAAAATTTAAATTTACCGTATTCTGATGCACCCATAATATTTATTTTAGGTCTACCTTCCGCAGTTCCTGGAATATGTTGAATAACATGAACAGTAGGAGAATCACTTTTTCTAAGGTCTTCGTATCTAATTGTTTTTTCTTTCATGCTTGACAATATAGGTTTGAGTTGTTATCTTGTCAAGTAGAAAGAAGAAAAATTATGAATTATAAATTTAAAACAAAACCATATGCACATCAAATGACTGCATTAGAAAAGTCGTGGAACAGAGAAAACTTTGCCTATTTTATGGAGATGGGTACAGGTAAAACAAAAGTATTAATAGACAATCTTGCCATGCTTTACGATAAAGGTAAAGTTAATGGTGCTCTTATTATTGCACCTAAAGGTGTTGTAGGAACTTGGTATAATAATGAATTACCTACACATTTACCAAACCATATAGAAAATATAACTGTATTGTGGAAAGCTGCTATTACTAAAAAACAAAAAGAAAGTTTAGATGAATTGTTTTCTGAAGGCGAGGGTTTACATATATTAATTATGAATGTTGAAGCTTTTAGTACAACTAAAGGTATGGATTTTGCTAATAAATTTTTATCGTGTCATAGAACTATGATGGCTATTGATGAGTCTACTACAATTAAAACACCTACAGCTAAAAGAACTAAAAACATCCTTAAATTAGCAACTTCTTCTGCTTATAGAAGAATTATGACTGGATCTCCTGTAACTAAAAACCCATTAGATCTATATACACAATGTGATTTTCTAAGTCCGTGGTTATTAGATTTTACATCTTATTATGCATTTAGAAATAGATATGCAGAAATGAAAACATTATATATGCATGGTAGAGAAATAAAAATTGTTAATGGTTTTAAAAATCTAGGTGAACTGTCTGATAAGTTAAAAGACTTTTCTTACCGTGTGTTAAAAGAAGATTGTTTAGACTTACCTGATAAAATTTTTATTAAACGTCAAATACAATTAACACCAGATCAACGTAAATTATATGAACAGATGAAGAAAGAAGCTGTTGCTATATTAAAAGGCAAACAATCTACTACTGTAAATACGTTGACACAACTAATGCGACTTCAACAAATTACTTGTGGTCATTTTACGGCTGACGATGGTGCAACTCAACCTATTGCCAATAATAGAATTACAGAACTAATGGATGTTTTAGAAGAAACAGAAGGTAAAGCCATTATATGGGCCCACTATCAGTATGACATCACAGCTATTATAAATGCTGTAACTAAAAAATATGGTCCGGGGTCCATTGTCGATTATTATGGATTAACACCACAAGAAGAAAGACAGCCTAATATTAAGCGTTTTCAGGATGACCCTAAGTGCCGGTTTATTGTTGGAACGCCTTCTACGGGCGGCTATGGGATAACTTTAACAGCTGCAAACACTGTAATTTACTATTCTAACGGATATGACTTAGAAAAGCGATTACAATCAGAAGACAGAGCACACAGAATCGGCCAAAAAAAATCGGTAACTTATGTTGATTTAATGGCGGACGATACAGTGGATGAAAAAATCGTGCAAGCTCTACGCAAAAAAATAAATATAGCATCAGAAGTTTTAGGAGAAGAATTAAGGTCATGGATTTAATAGGATATATACGCGAGGCGCGCTGGAATTTTTTTAAACCAGGTCGACTGCTTTTCCAATAATTGGTTTATATTTAGTTTTTTTATCTTCACGATATGCTCGTAAATATTGATGTCTAGGATTAAAAGGTATGTAGCTTGCGTGGATCCACCCCGAGTTAGGTTCGCCTGGAGTGTAGTACTCGAGGATCAATTGATCTACCTCACAATTCATTTTAACCCAATCAGCAACTTCAGCATTGTCAATTCCCATACATTCGAAATCAACGGCCTCAGCTTTTGAGTGCTGGCTGTTTAAACTCGATCCTATGGCCACACACAACTCTGAACTACGGAAACCGCTAGTCACTTTTACTCTGCCAAATTGATCTCGCACCGGCTGTAAAATATTTTCACACAATGATTTTAATTTATCTATTTGATCTGCGTTAGGTTCGTTATCTATACCTTTACGTATAGCTGTATCTGATTTCGTAAGCTCTTGAAGAGAAAAATTTCGCGATAATTGCATATATTTTATTTTGTGATGTCTGAAAGTAAAATTAATAGCACGGCTCCCATGCCTCCTACTATCCAATATTCTAATCTTTTGATACGTTCTTGCATCTCTCTCATCTGCTCAAACGTTTGCTTTTGCATTATTCTGCAAAGCTTTTCATGTGATTCAATTTTTTGTAATGCTGATTTTTTTGCCATTATGTTCTACTCGCTATTACCTTTTCAGTTGGTGATAGTAACGCTTCTTCGTTACGTGTCAAGTTAGTTTCTGGATTTTTTATCTGTGTATTACTAGCCATTTTTGCAGGCATTGGTGTTTCACCTAGTGGGGGTGTTTGTATCTTACTTATGGGATCACCAGGTAAGACTTTGTTAATTAAATTTTTACCACGTTGTATAATTCCTGGACCATCTTTAAAAAATTTACCAAATATACCACCTGTATTAGGGTTCTTGCCTTCTGCAAATATTTTTAATTTATTTTCTGGGTCAAGTTTTTTAAATTTGTAACTATTTTTTAATAAGTTTAATTGAAGTTTAGGGTATAAATAATTAGGGTCCACAATAAATCTATAGTTAGGATCTTTTTTAGATTTTTCTCTAGCAAAAGATTCTACTGCTTTTACTTTCTTTTTAAATCTAGCATCAGAATAATTTATAGGTGTAAACACACCATTCATTAAATTATTTATCATCTTACTTCCAACACCTTGATCTTTTAATTTTTTTCTAATATCAAAAGTAGATACTCCAATAGTTTTTGCATCTACAATCATTCTATGAAAATTCTGTTGTACTTTATAACCTTCTAATTGCATTTGATTAAACTCTTGAAGTATTGTTTCTGGTCCTCTAGAATTATATCCTTCAGGGCTATACAGTTTTTCTGTATCATCAATAGCTCTCATTAATCTATTAAACTCACCTGTTTTGTATTCCATAGATTTTAATACATCTATATTAATAATTCTAACTCCAGATAATAATGCAGTTATTTCATCTCTTAGATTAACAGGTTGTCCACCTTTAGTTAAATCTCCTGTAGCACCTTTTATAAATTTTTGTCCTGTTGAAACTAATCCTGGTTCTACTGCATTTAATAAATGCATAAATGATTTTTGTACTTTGTCCCCTACGTCATCTGATTGAGAATAAATTCTAACACCTTCAGAGGTTACACCATTTCTACCACCCAATAATATTCCTGCTGGTTGTACATCTGATAGAGCTTCTAGACCTAGTTGTTGAGATAGGAAAGGTCTTAACATTTCCATAATAGGACCGTCAGGTGCTAGCATCATGTTTAATATAAACTCATCGGTATCTTGTGGACTTAAATTTTGTTCAGCTGCCTTTTGCATTACGGCGTTTAATGGTTTTTGTAAAAAATCATAAGGACTAAAGTATGAAAAGTTAAATGCTTTTGCTTTACCTTTGTCAAAACCTGTAAATGCTACAAGGTTTGCATTTCTATCCCAGTCTGCAGCAAACGATCTTTGATATGCGCTCCATTGATCAGGTGATGTACCTGTTAATGCTTGACTTAATGCTGTTACCCCTGCACCTACACCACCAAAAGCTAATGTAGTTCCCATAGCTCCTTTAAGACCTAGTTGTCTTATTCTAGGATTAGGGTGAGCCATTTGTCTAAGGTTAAAATCCATGATCCGTGTTGCGGTACGCATGATTTCTGCTGGAAACGCTACGAAGTTACCAACGAAAGGTATCTTTCTTATTGATTGAATTGCTGGTGGTACTTTACTGTAAGTTGGGTACACGTTTCTAATTTCATGTGCAGATATTTGATCTAATATATCATCGTAAGTACGTTTAACTCCTGTTACAGGATTTATTTTACCGACTCTAGCTCCCATGTATTCTGCATACTCTAAAGCTTTTACTGCGTTTGGTAGTATATCAGTCAGCTGTGATTTTACATATTGTCTACCATATATTTTCCACAAAGAATCACCACCTGCATATAATCTAGTTGCATTTCTAATTAGTGGTTTTTTAGTAAATGCTTCAAACATTTCATCTAAAGTATTTATTGCACCACCTTTAATGTCATTCATAATTGCACCAAGTTCTGATGCAATAATATTTTCATCCATAGTACCTAAATTTATTTCCTTTTCTATAAAATCAAATAATTTTTCTTTTTTTATTCTACCTGTTGGAAATATATCTTCTAATACAATTTTAAATGAGTCTGACACACTTGATTTGCCACCTATGTGTCCTCTTGCAAATGGAAAGAAACCTGCAGAGTATACGTTACGCACTTGTGTTTGAGGTGAGAACACTGTCTTACCCATTTGTGTTAATACTTTAAATTGTAATAAGTGTCTGTAAACAGACGACTCAATTAATTTGTCTAGTGGACCCCGTGAATTTTTTAATGCGTTAGCTAATTCTAAAGATGCATACAATCCTTGTATGTCACTACTCATTACACCTAAACCAGGTACTCTATTTATTCTTTCAAACCCTGGAAATTTTAAAGCTTCGGCTTCTGTCTTAACAAGTTGTCCAGATTTTTGTAACACTCTAGCTAATGCATCATACGCATTTTTAGTATACACTTGAGTCATCATTTCTGATGTAGTCATAGCAACTTGTGATCTTAAATTATCTCCTTTACCTAATAATTTTTGTATAACATCAGGCAACTCTTCACCACGTTTTAAAAATTTATAGTTATCATTTCTTAAAAACTTAAGACCTATTTTTCTAAGTGCAGAAATAGGGTCTATTTTCTCAGCTCTACCTGTGTATAAAATGTTATCTACAATTCTTTTTGCTTGTTCTTTTAATGCAGCTTCTTTACTTAAGTTTGGAAATTCTTTTGCAGCAGCTTCTTTAAAATCTCTATTACCTCTAACTACTTTTTTTAATACATAAGCTACAGCATTTTCTTTGTCTTTAACTAATGGTTGATACATAGGTCTTTCAAATATATCAAAAGATGCTCTCATATATTTATTACCTCTATCTAACAAATCTTTTTTAAAGTCTGCAAACTTTTGATTGTTAGGTAGTGCTTTAGATAAACCTTCTCTTAGTTCTTCAAGTTGTTTGTTAATATCTTTAGCTGATACATGATACTCTTTAGGAAGTGTGTCTAACTTTCTTTGACCTTTTAAATACTCTACTACTCTATCTAAATCATAGTTTTGTCCTACTCTAGATGTAATCCCTTTGTTATATTTTCCTTCAAACCCTTTAGCTAACCCGTAGTAAGCTGCGTCTAAATCATCTAATGCTTTGTTTATTCTTCTAGACTTACCTTTAATAGTGTTTTTTAATTCTTCTTTTATCAAACCCATTTCTATTGTGTCATCAGCAAAAGATCTAAAATTAGCTAAAAAAGTATCTAGTTCTTTTGTTTCTGCTGTAAGTTTGTTGGGGTTAGTTTTTGTTAACATTCTCCACTCACTGAATGGTGGTAATTGTTTTGCAACTTTAATAGGATTAGTCCTAGTCCATGCTCCAATTATAATAGGTGCTACTACTTTCTCTAATGGTTTAACTGCAGCATATCTTAAACCTTTGGCCATGTTTGGTAGTATGTATTTATCTACACTTGCAACTTTTGCAACACCACTCATAGTTTTACCGCCTAAGTTTAGTGTTCCTTTAACTACAGGTTTAGCACCGTATTTATAAATTTGTTGTGCTACTTTTCCAACTAATGGAAACCCACCACCTATTAGTGTACCTTCTTTTGCATATCTTATTTTATTTTTAGCTGTAGCCAATGCTAAATCACTACCTGTAAGTCCTTCAGTTGATTCAGGTGCATTAATTCTACCTGCAGTAATATCAGTAAAAGGAATTTTATATTCCATTCCATATTCCATGTTAGGATCAGATCCAGATCGTACAGCTACTTCTGATAAACCAAGTATAGTTGCATCTCTTACCATTCTTTGTGCAATCTTAGACGCTTTACTTGTGCCCATAAACTGTTGTAGGTTTTTAATTTGTTTCCAAGTTTTCGCACCATTAACAACTTTAGTTGCAGCAGATATTGGTATTGCATATTCTGACAATAATTCTGACAATGCACCCGGTAAAGTTTCTGCTTCACCCAACACTTCTTTAGTGTTCATCATCTTATTAAATTTTGTTTGAAAATCTGAATCAAATACATAATCAATAGGACCTAAAACAAATTCACTAGCTCCTTTTACAAAGTTAGGTCCACCTCTTATAATAGATTTAGCTATGTCAGTGTAACCTTCTACGTATTTTCTTTTCTTTTTATTTTCTGGTTTCTGGTCTTCTGCATATTTTGCAATCATTGATGGCATGGTGCTAACGTTAAAAGTTAATGCAGCTTGTAGTAAACCTTCTTTAGTATATTTAGTTGGAAGCTTGTTTCTGTCATATGCTTTTTGCATTCCATAATTAAATGCTTTTTCAAACTCACTTTCGTCTTCAATTACTTTCTTTTTACTTCTCTCAATAGTTTTAATAGGTACTTGAGGTAATTTTTCTGGAATTTTATAACGTGAAATATCACCTTCCATGATATTTTCGTTACCTATTTTGTCTATGATATTTTTTTGTATATCATCTAAAAGATTTCTTTTTTCTTTTTTTTCGTCGGCCATGTTACGCTCCTGACGGTAATGATAAATTTACTCCGTATGTCATGTTGAATTCATCAACATCCGTTTGTGTTTGTATCTCTGAAAACATTATTAAAGCTTGTGGACTTTCTGCTAAAATTGATACGATGTCATCACTAATTTCTTTTGGTAATCTTGATCTTAATTCTTCATAAGATAAACTATCACTTGTTGGTGCAGTTTCTGGTCCTGGTCCTATCGGAAATTCTGGTGTTCTGGATTCTGGTCCTGGTCCTATCGGAAATTGTTTTGTTTCTGGTCCTGGCCCTATCGGAAATTCTTCTGTAATTTGTTCTTCAACCATGTTACCAGCAGCATAACCTATTCTACCACCTTCAGCTTTTGATTCTGGTAAACCAATAGAGTCTTTAACCATTTGATTGTATAATGCTATGTATCTTCTAGCTGTTTCTTCTCCAACATACTTAGGATTTTCTGCAGCGTACTCGCCTTCAATAACTGTTTCTTTTTCACCTTGTGCATTGATTATAGTTATTTCTGCTTCACTGTTTGTTATGTCTTGTTGTATTCCAGCAATAACTATGTCTGCTTGTTCTTTGTTACCAAACAAAGATGTTACTGCAGGGTTTTTACCAGTGTATCCTTGTAGTCTTTGCATTAAAATTGCTTGTTTTTGATTGTACTCATCCTCATCTATAGCTGTATCTGGATCTGCTTGAATTGTTTGTAATTGAAACAAATCACCCATGATAGATTGTATTTCAGCATCGTTAGCTTGCTTTGCAAACATTTTAGATCCACCTTCTGATCCAAGAATCTTGGCCTGTGCACCTAGTAACGTATCAAACATTCCTGTTTGACTATTGTATCTAGTCACAGCTCTATCTTGTACACCTTTGTTGTATGCTGCTCTGCTGTTTCTAAAGTTAGCAAAAGGTTCTTTGGCTGCTGCTCCTGCAGTTTGGAATATGTTTCCACCTGGTGATCTTGATATTAAATCTAAACCAAAGTCTATTTTAAAATCTCTTAATGAATTATCAGGTGCCATAGGTGGCGCTTGAAAAGACATTCTATCAGCTAGATCTTTTATCTGTTGCATGTCCATGTTTCTAAGATCTATTTTAGATAAATCGTTTTGCTTTACAGTATTGTTTTCGTTTGTTGCATAACCTTGTCTTAGTCCAGATGTAATACCTTCACCAGCACTACCACCTTTTCTAAACATAGGTCTATTCATTATTCTGCTCATGTTATCCTATATGTATTTCATGTAACCACTAGTATCTTTTTGATTACCACCACCAAAGATACCACTTAGAACACTTGCTGTTCCAAGAGCCGTTTGTAATGGTGTAGGGTTAGGTGTTATAGTTGATTGATTACCGAATGGTGCATTACCAGAGAATAGACTTGCAACCCCTGAACCATATGTACCTAGTCTTTCATAAGGTTCAAATGCTTCTAATCTATTTGCTTCTCTTTGTGCATCAAGTACTGCTTGTGTTTGTGCCTGTTGTAGTCCGCCCAATCGACCCAACTGGTTAATATCTGCTGTTTGGAAATCTTGTATGTTTTGACCTAATTGTCCTTGTTGATTAAATGCTGTCTGTGCATTTAAGTTAGCTTGGTTAAATCCTTGTTGATTTAATTTTGCAAGAATTAATGCTCTGTTAGCGTCTTGATCAGACATGTAATTTGCTCTCATCACACCTTCTCTACCGCCGCCTAGATTACCAGACATAGCTGCTTGTTGTCCAATGCCTGTAAGACCTGCTTGAGTTTGTTTGTCAAATTCTGACATCGTTGCATCAATTACATCTTGTTGGTAAGGAGATGTAAATCCTTGGTAAGCTTGTGGTCCTGAGTATGCTGCTTGTTGTGTAAGATAAGGTTGGTATGCTCCAACACCTGATCCTGCTAAATTATATGATTGTGTTTGTAATGCATCTTGAGCTGCTACTTGCGGTGCAAGTTTAGCTGTATCTAATGGTATAGATGTTAACCCTGCTAATTGTTTTCCGTAATCAACGCCTAGGTCTGTTACGTATTGTTGTGGTAAATTTTGTACTTGTTCTACAGCCATTATATAACCTCGCTTAATCGTTCTGATGTCTCAAACATATCTCTAGCGCCAGCCATTCCTTGTGACTCCTCTGATACTTGTCCACCTTGTTCTAAATGTTTCATCATGTTCTCCATAACTTGTGCTCCCTGATCTATATCTCCACCACCTGCGTTTCTAACAGCATCTGCAGTAAATACAAACTCATTTACACTTAATCTTGCAGGCACATCGTCCGCTTTTTCAGCTTTTCCAATAGGTACAAACCCACCTTCAGCTCTGTAATCTTTTTCCATACCACCAAGGTCCATGATTCCACCTTCGGCTCTATTAATTCTACCACCATTTGCAAATGATTTTTGAACTATCATTAAAGCATCTTGTACTAATTGTGGATCATCTGGTGATTGATATTTATCTTGATTTTGTTGATATAAAGATTCCATTACAGTTGTAACATAATCAGTTCCTGAATTTGATTTCATAAAAGATTGAAGTCCTTCCATTTGCGGAGCACCCATGTCAGCACCACCACCCATGTTAAACCCTATTCTCCCACCGTTAGCTGCTGATTCAGTTTTATATGTTTCAATCATTTCTGTTGGTGTAAATTTTCTAGCAGATACAGCCGGTAAAAAATTTAACCCTGCTGCCATACCTTGTTTTTGATCTAATAAGTTTGCAGTCTTTTTAAGGTCTGCTAGTTGTAATGCTGTGTTGTCACTTGGCATACCCATAGTACTTGCATCTTGTCCACCGCCTTTAGTAAACAATCCTGCTGTAAGACCACCTGCTATTGGTATAATATTTTTTCCAATTAAACTTCCTACATCTCCACCGATAGTGTAGGTTTGATCTTCATACTCTTTAGTTTTAGGATTATATACTTTTCTTGTTCTATCTTTTGTAATTTGACCTAAACCTTTTCCTAATAAAGACTCATCAAAATTATCTCTATTTTTATATGTATCATAACCTAAGTATGCTGCTGTTGCAGCTAGTAATGGATTCTCTTTAATTGGATCCATAATTTTTTCTTGGAACAATGATGAA